TCACCGCAACTCGCGCGCATCGCCGAACTGGAGCGCGTCTACGCCGACGAGTACCCGACGGCGCCGCGTGAGCAGCGGAAGCGCTGGGCAGTCGAAGGCGCGCAGTATGAGGCTGATGAACGGGACGCAATAAAGAACCAGCAGTAAACCCGGTTTGCCAACGCGGGGGAGGAAAGGGAGCAAATGGAAACACAGAAGATACTAGACCTCTATGCCGAGAGTGACGTTGTGGGGGTAGCGCGTGGATTGGCTGTTGTGTTTCTCGATAAAGGGGAGGCCGCCGCGGTAGTCCAGTCTGAGCACTATCTGCACCGCAAGCCGCCGATTTCCTACGCCTTTGGGTTATACCAGGGGACCACACTCCGCGGCGTTTGTACGTTTGGCGTTCCGCCAAGCCGCCACCTTCAGATGAGCGCGTGCCCGTCTCGCCCCAGTTCAGTCTTGGAACTTAACCGGGTTTGGGTGCATGACGACATGCAGAGGAACACTGAAAGCTGGTTTGTGAGTCGATGCCTAAAGCAACTTCCGGCGTTTATTATTGTGAGCTACGCAGACACCGCCTATCACCATCGCGGCTTTATTTACCGGGCGTTAAATTGGCGATTCGCCGGGCTGACTGACGAGGAGCGGAAAACTCCGAGGTTTGATTACCTTGTTCCTGGGAAGCACACGCGGGAGGCGTTCCGCTCTGGCGACGGCGTGAACGCGCAAAAAGTTCGCCGTAAGCCGAAATACCGATATTGGACTATTACCGGAGACAGACGGGAGCGGCGCGCGCTGGCATCCCTGTGTGGGTGGGCTGATAAATCGTGGGCTGAGTACGACAGAAAAACAGAAGCATAGCAGTAACCCAGGCCAATGCTGACGGCCTGAAACGAAAGGGAGCAAATGAGAAACAACCCATGGGTGCCAGGAGATCCGTGCAAGCGGTGTGGCACGCCTATACCGACGCTGGCTGATAAATTCCAGCCGCGCAACAGCATATGCAAGCCGTGCGGAAACGCTCGGCAAGCGGTTAAAAGAGACAAACTACGCGCAAAAGCTGCGGTGCCATGCACGCAGTGCCAGCGCCTGATGCTCACATGGACCGAGCGCCGGCGCGGAACGTGCAAAGCGTGCCGGGCAGACAAACGCTGCGCGTGCGGGTCCGTGCTGCTACAGAGCGATATGCGCTACGCCCGCTGTGCTGTATGCCGCAGGACAACGCGCGCTGAACGTAAGGAGATCCGCTGGTGTGGCTGTGGCGGCCAGATCGAGCAAAAGCGCCGCTACTCCAAGATGTGCGCGAAGTGCGCAACGAAGGCGCGGACGGACGCAGGGCGCAAGGGTGCCGCAACCATGCGGACAATATTGAAAAACAGCCGCCCGATGGCAACGCACGCCGTCCAGGTGCCAATGAATACGGGCGAAGATCGGCCACCGATGACGCGGGCGGAGGCGCTGGCACGGGATCGGGGGAACGATGACCCGGCGCGGTCGGCGTGGATTGACTCGGTGTGTGCGCGGCGGGTGGGGGTGCGGGCATGAGCGGCTATCGGGCGTTTCTCGACGGCAAGCACGTTCAGCCGCAACCATCCGGCATTTCCGGAAAGTTCGACTTAAACAGCAAGCTATTCGGCTTCCAGCGGCAAAGCATCACGCGGGCGCTGAACGCTGGCAAGTTCGCACTATTTACTGAGTGCGGGAGCGGCAAAACAGCCATGCAAGCGGAATGGGCGCGGCAGGTCTGCCATCACTCGGGCGGTGACGCGCTGATACTGGCACCGTTGGCGGTGACCGCACAAACCGTAGCAGAAGGCGCAAAGTTCGGCGTCGAGATCACGCAATGCCGCAGTCAAAAGGACGTGCGGCGCGGCGTCAATGTTGCCAACTACGACATGCTCAAACATTTCGACGCGGGCCACTTCGACGCCATCGTATTAGACGAGTCGAGCATCCTGAAGAACTTCACAGGGGCAACGCGGCGGCTCCTGCAAGACTCGTTTGCCGGCACGCCATACAAGCTCTGTTGCTCGGCTACGCCGTCTCCAAACGATCACATGGAACTCGGCAACCACTCGGAGTTCCTCGACATCATGAGCGGCGGGCAGATGCTCATGCGCTGGTTCCTTAACGACACCATGAAGGCGGGCGGATACCGGCTGAAAGGGCACGCGGAAGCCGATTACTGGCGGTGGGTGGCGTCGTGGTCAGTGTGCATGGAGAAGCCGTCAGACCTTGGATTTTCTGACGACGGGTGGGTGATGCCCGCGCTGAATATCCACGAAGAGGTCGTTGCCGTCGATCAATCCATCAACGCCAACGGGCAACTCTTTCGAGTGGCGGACGTTTCGGCCACTGGACTACATCGGGAGATGCGGCTTACTGCGCCGGCGCGGGCCGCGCGAGTTGCCGAGATTATCGGCGATAGCAAAGAGCCGTGGTGTATCTGGTGCAACACCAACTACGAGGCCGACGAGCTCATGCGGGTTATCGACGGCGCTATTGAAGTACGCGGCGACGAGCGCACGGAAGCGAAGGAAGAGAAACTACTCGGGTTCACGAATGGCGCGTTCCAGCGCATCGTCACGAAGCCGAGCATCGCGGGATTCGGCATGAACTGGCAGCACTGCAATAAGCACATTTTTTGTGGGCTGTCATACTCATACGAACAGTTCTATCAGGCCGTGCGTCGGTCGTGGAGGTTTGGGCAGACGCGGCCGGTTGACGCCTACATGGTCATCGCGGAGACCGAGGGCCCTGTTCTAAAGACGATCCGCGAAAAGCAGAAAAAGCACGAAGAAATGAAAGCGGCCATGGTTCATGCGATGGCGGCAATTCAAAACGGTACAGGGCGGCGGCAACTTGCATCGGCCGTCGGCACAAAACAGATGAAGCTTCCGAGGTGGATCTAATGAACGTGATTTTAGACGAGCGGCACGGCCGCAATTGGGCGCTTTACAATGGCGACTGCTGCGAAGTCATCAAGGGCATACCCGACGAGTCAGTAGACCTGACGGTATTTTCGCCGCCGTTTTCCAGCCTGTACACGTATTCGGACTCAGAGGCCGATATGGGCAACTGCGCGAGTGATGAGGAGTTCTTTGCGCACTTCGGCTTCCTTGCGCCGGAACTGCTTCGCGTGACGACAACGGGGCGGCTGTGTGTGATGCACGTCAAAGACTTGCCCACGTATCGCAATAGCGACGGAGCCAGCGGATTGCGAGACTTTCCAGGCCAGTGCATCGCCGCTATGGAGCGCGCCGGGTGGACGTTCCATAGCCGCGTGACGGTGTGGAAGTGCCCGGTAACCGAGCGCGAGCGCACGAATAACAACGGGCTACTGCACAAGACCGTCATGCGCGACTCGTCGCAGATACGGCAGGGCATGGCGGACTACGTGTTGGCGTTCCGCAAGACACCGCCCGGTGACAATCTCAGCACGAAGCCAATCGAGCGCCCGAACGGGTTTACTCGATACATTGGCGACCAGGCGCAAGATCCGCGCGAAACCGACCAGCACCCTTCGAAATACGCCCGCAAAGGCCGCGACGGGCGGACCAGCGTGGAGATTTGGCGGCGATACGCGGAGCCGGTCTGGTGGGATATCGACCAAACGGACGTGCTCAACTTTCGCATCGCCCGCGATGAAAAGGACGAAAAGCACATCTGCCCGCTGCAGCTCGGGTTGATTCGCCGGTGCCTGGAACTGTGGTCGTCGCCCGGAGATGTCGTATTGTCTCCGTTCGCTGGCGTCGGCTCAGAGGGGTTTGTCGCGCTGGACGAGGGGCGCAAGTTCATCGGCATCGAGTTGAAGCCGGGTTACTTTTCAACGGCCATCAAGCACTTAAAGAGCGCGGAGGCATACGCCGGCGCGCAGGGAGGGTTATTTGATGCCATCGACTGACAACCCCATCGCCACCGCCCAGCGCGAGCAGCGCGAAGCGGCAGCGCGGTACATCGCGGACGGGCACCCGCTGGCGGAGCTGGGAATGGGTGACTGGTTCGCGGAGGAGTTTCTTTTGGAGCAAGAGGCCCAACTATGACCCGCCCCTGGAACTTAGCTGAATCTCGCCTGATCGCTGAACGGGTGATGGAGTGGCAGGTATTCGAGTTTGAAGGCCGACTATGGCTGACCGACCCCGGACAGCGGCCAAAATGGCTTTGTGATTGCGTTATCCCCGACTGGCCGCGCGACCCCGCAGCCGCGGCGATGGTGCTGGCGGCGATACAGATGAACGGGTGGCGTGTTGATGGCTGGTGGACCGCGGCGAGCCATACGTTTTGCGTGCGGCTGAAGCATACGATCACGAAGGCGCAGGCTGAGGGCAACGCGCGGGTTTGGTCCGAGGCCGTGATGCTGGCGGTGTTGGCGGCGGTGGAGGGAGTATGAGAACGAAAGCGGAGGCAATTGCGGCACCTATGGCGGGCGATATGTGGCGCGGCCAGTACGGAGAGAAGCGCAAGGTGGTCAGTAATTCTCCGTGCGAGGCCGTTGGTGGCGCCTGGATTGGCCACACTCGCTCCCAGCCGTTTGGAGGGCGCTTTAAGGTGTGGGCGTCACCCCTGCCACACTTCCGCCGATGGGCTGAAAGCGCGGAATATCTGGGCGGAGGCGCGCAGTGAACCGGAACAAAATCACCGTCAAGGGCGTGCGTATGTTCATAGGCCACATTCGATGGCAAGTCTGGTATGACGACAGGCTATTTGGCAACTATGAGTACTGGGAGAACGCGGTACGCTTTGCCTTTCGCATGGCAGAGACGGGCAAGCCATGAGGCCGCCAGACGTCGAGGTCGTCGTGCTGGGATTGCCGGGGCCGCAGGGCTCGAAGCGGCACGTAGGCGGCGGGCGCATGATCGAATCGTCAAAGAAGGTCGCACCGTGGCGTGATTCCGTGGCTTGGGCCGCGCGTGAAGCGATGGCAGGACGACCGCCGATTGACGGGCCGGTGCGGTGCCAGATGGTGTTCATCTTCCCGCGTCCGAAGTCTCGTAAGCGCACGGCGCTGCATGACCGAAAGCCGGATCTCTCCAAGCTGATCCGCTCGACCGAGGACGCTCTGACCACGGGCGGTGCTTGGGCGGACGATGCGCGGGTGGTGGAG